ACCAGCTCTTCCTTTCCGAAGGCGCGACTCGGGTCTTTGTTGACGTGGTGCTTGTAGGGGTAGGCGTTGTAGAAAGTCTCGTGGCCGAAGTCCATCCCCTTGTGGACCAAGGCCGCCTCGGGGAACCAGTCCCCATTGATGTTGGATCCCCAGAACTCGCCGGCGCCCAGAGCGTTGACCAGCACGTAGATCTTGTTCGGGTTCGGCTTGAGGTCTTCGAGGTACTGCTGCACCTTGGGCAGCATCGGGGCGGCCTGCTTGCCCATCGCAAAGAACTCGGCGGCCTTCTCCATCTCTCCCGGCTGGAAGATCTGAACGAGGCGCTCGCCTTGGTCTCTGCGGGCTTGGAACTGGCAGACCTTGATGATCATGACTTCGGAGGGAGCCCGCCGGGAGACATGCCGAACTGTCTACCAAAAGACTCAGCTCTGTTGCGATCGCGTGTCTTCATCGACATTCCACTAGGGCTCATCGAGTAAGCGGGCTGGTCAGGCTGGCCGCCAGTGAACGCGGCCATGATCGCGCCCGGGCCCTTCTTGGCCTGTCCGAGATTGCGCTCCATCTCCGCCAGCATCTTGGCCGACTGGGTGGGCATCACCGCTTTGCCTCCCGACAGTTCCATCGCGTTGTCGATGAACGACCCAGCTGTGATGGGATCACCGGCGGCAGTGGGGGACATTTTTCGAACGGAGTTGAACATCATCTGGACTTGGTCAGCCGGGCGCTTCGACAAGCCAGGTGTGGCCGACAGCATCGCTTTGTAGTCGCGCTGTTTGGAGAAGCGTCCACGAATAGCCTCGATGCCCTTGCCTATACCAACACCGGCAGCAGCAATGCCCGCACCTGCGAGTGCGGCAGGAAGCTGGTCACCCACCTGCTCGCCCATCCTTGCCAAAGCGCTGCCCGCATCGCCCTTGAATGCCTTGGACAAGCTACTCCAGAAGCCTGCTTGCTTGCGCTGTTGGGCCTCTTTGATCAGCAGGAAGTCATCAATGGGATTAGCCATTAGTAGTACCCGGCCTTCCGCATGTCACGCTTGGCTTTCATTTCCCGCAGCTTCCAGCGGAGCTTCTGGCCTGTCTGTGACTTGGCGGCGGCGACACCGCCGCCCACAACAGCTGCATGTGGCGCGTACTTGATCAGCGCACCGACGCCTTTGTAGCCTTTGTCGCCCGCCTTCGCTCCCAGCTCGGCAGCCCCTTGGAAAATGGCCTTGGCGCCACCCTTCAGAGCACGACCAACCTCACTAACAGCGCCGCCGATCTTCTCCAGCTCCTCGCCTTCTCGAAGAAGAGAAAGCATGCTGGTCAGCTGCTTGAAGTTCATGAGAGCGCTCCTCTCAGCTGCGCGCTGACCCCCTCGAGCTGCTCGTCCACGATCCTGACCGCCTCCTCGAGCTTGCTGTGCTCACAGGCGACCTTCGTGAAGGCGATGAAGCGTTCGACCACGGGGTGCTCGGGGTTAGGGATCTCCCCCACCTGCGCGGTCTTGACCAGCAGGTTCCCCAGCTCTGGTTGGGTCATTCCCTTGCTCCGGAGGTGGTTCCCGACCAGGACCATCGCCTCCTTCAGCAAGTTCGCGCTCGGCGTGTAGCTTGACCACGCCCGAGCCAAATCCCCCAGTGAAGAGGACCCATGCAGAACTTCTTGGCCCGCCGTATCGCACAAGTCACCTCGTACGTCATCCAGGAGCACGCCCGAGCTGGAGAGCTTGCTCATGAAATGTTCGCGGGCGCCCTCCAGCCGGACCCGGAGATCGTTGACCTCTTCCACGCCATTGTAGCGCGCGAGGTGATCGGTGTTGGAGACAACCGAGGCAGCCTTCTCGAAATCCGTGACGCCGAACGCCTCCAGCAGCGCTGCTTCTCCAGCGCTGGCGAGCTTGTAGTTCTCGGAGGGCGGCTCGTAGTCGGAGGACTGAACCTGGTGCACGGCGGGGGTAGATCCGTCATTGAGTTCCCGGATGACCTCCCCCGGGTTGGCCGGGCCGCCCTCGAAGGTGACGTTGCGTACCTCGCCCGCCTTCTCGAAAGCCTCCATGAAGGCTGCCGTGTTGGTGAACTCCACTACACGCTTGATCTGCTCCGGTGCCAGGCGGAGACCCGACTCCTTGATGACAGATGCAGCACTCTTGGTTAGCGCTTCCCCACACGAGCTGAAACGGGCCGCGGCCTTCTTCCCCAGCGCCTCTAGTTGCTCGGGGTCGATAGGTCGTGCGACGTTCTGTTGCATCAGGCCGATGGGAAGAGCTCCGGGATCACTCATAGTCACACCTCGGATTGGTCAAACTATAGGGGCCCTGCTCGCGCACTGTCAACAATGCTAACGACTTGAAGACGTGATGGGCGCCACGTAGTATTGGTAACACGTTCTGAGATACCGTGGGAAGTGGCATGGAAGACGAACAACGGCTGCGATTGCTGGAAGCCAAGGTCTCTGACCTGCAGCGGCAGGTGGAATTCTTACTGAAAATCACCGGTCTCGATCTCTCAGCGCTGCGCTCGGCCCCAGATGATGAACTGCTACGATGCTATCAAGATGCGGTGCAGTTGCTAGGGGTGAGTCCAAAGAAAATCCCGCCTGAAGTCTGCGAGCGGTGGTCCCCGCTCTTCGTCCAGCTCTCCGAGTACGAGATGACGCGCCTGCAAGGCATCGTCGGCTACGATCATACATGGGAGCCATTCTATCACCTTTGCGTCAAGATGATGACCGCTGTTCGACAACACAAGGACTTCGGCAAGGACGTAGGGATGCAGCACCTCTACGCTTTCCTCGAGCGCGGGCGCAGGGAGATGCGCACCACTGCCGTCATCATGATCAAGAAGTACCCCGACAACCTCCCCAAGAAGGCCAAAACCCTCCTCAAAGACGACGATCTCAGCACCTACTTCTAAAAGCGCAAAACCAGCTATTTCACAGAGATAAGAACTTTGAGACGGAAGAACTACTTCTTTCTGATCATCCGCTTCTTTGCGCAAGGAAGTCATGCAAACAGTGCCCGAGGGCCCGTCTGTGTTAAACGCACAAGGCGAAACTATCAGCGCTCAGCCCAGCGCTCAGCCCGTTTCTTCCACCCCCAACCCGGCCCCGCAGCCGGCCCCACAGCCGGCCCCGCAGCCGGTGAGCTCCGTGTCCTTCCTCTACGCGGAGTACAAGGCGCACACCCCCGAGCAGGCAGCGCAGTTTCGCAAAGAGGCGCGGCTCTGCCGCCAGTCCTCGGTGGCCGACGCCTTTCTGGCGAACATCCCCAACGACCTCGCGGGAGTGTTCGGCAAGGACAGCACCCCCGCGACACGGATCGCCAAGGGTGAGTCAGCAGCCGCCAAGCTGGCACTGCTGGGCATCGGCGTGTGGAAAGGGATCACCTGGCTGTTCTAGCAGGACGATCCGCACCATTCTCATAGGACTCCCGGCATCCGCCGGTCGAGTCCTTCTTTTGCCCTCTAACCGTGATACTGCGGACGGCCAGTATCCTTGATGGGCATGAGGATGTCGGGCCGCGGCCGCACAATCATCGAGGCCAGGAGACAGAGCAGGATGCTGTGGAACGAGTCGTCCGTCTTGCCTGGTGCCTTCTTGTACTCGGTCATCCGCAGACGTTCGTTGTACTCACTGAAGATGTTGAGAATGTCAGTGCCGTAGGGCTCAACAAAGTCGTTCCAGCAGGGCAGGTCGATGAGGCGCCGCTTGAGAGCGTTGAACACGTCGGTCATCACCTCGGAACGGTGGCACATAAACCGGCGGAGGTTCTCCTCCCAGTACACCTTCTTCTTTTGCCTCGGGTTGTACTGGTACTTCATGATCTTCTGCGGACCGTGGCGCCGCATCAGCGTGTCGTTCGGGTGGAAGCCGCCGCCGTAGTCCGTACCCACGACGATGGCACCGAGCTGCGAAATCATCTGGCTGATGATGTCGAGCTGGCGATCGGGCTCGAGGTCCGGCCCGGTGAATCGGTGGATGTAGAAGATGGTGAAGTTGCCCGTGCCGAGGTAGCCACCAAAAGTGATGACCGTGTAGCTCCGGCCGGACTCTCCCGTACCCCAGTCGATCCCCCCGAAGACCTGCCGACCTTGAACAAGCGTCCGTACTTCGTCGATGTCTTGCAGTCGGATGTGGGGCTGGCAGCATGCCTGAAGCTGTCCCCTGGTTAACGGCCGCACGCCCGAGTCGTACGACATGCCCAGCTTCTCGTTGAAGAACGACGACCGGCTATACTGCTCCTGCGCCTCCAAGATCTCAGGCCAGTCCACCCACGGCACCATGATCTGTGGGATGCGATAGCCCTCAAAGGTGACGCGCTTCTCGTTGTCCGGCGTGCGGGGCTGTAGCGCTGCCCACTTGGCTTGAGGATGGCGCGCGTCGATGGTCCTCCGACATCGGTCGCAGATCAGCCCACTCTTGCCGATGTTGGACTCGTCCAACACGTTCCAGTGCCAGCTAGAAGGATCTTTCGGCGTGCCGTGTCTCTCACAGGGGACTACCCACTCGTTCTGAGTGGAGAACTGGGACCAGTAATGCTCGATCGTGTTGTCTTCCGACTTCGGCGTGCCGGAGTAGAGGAACAACTTGAACTTCGAATGGAAGGCGCACTGCTCGATGATCGGAATGTTGTCGACCAGGATGTCCTGGAGCTCGTCGATGCAGATGAGGTCAGCGGGGATGCCGCGGACACGGTCAGCCGTCAGGTAAGCGTAACGCAGCCTGATCTGTGAGAAGTTGATGAACTTCTTGAAGAAGACTGCCTGATTGATTTTGCTCGGGGTGTAGGCGCCCAGCAGCGGTGAGTTCTCTACGACATCCTTGATGCGATCGCCCGAGAAGACCTTCGCCTGCTCCGCTGAGGGTGCGACGAACAGCGACCGGAAGTTGCTGGTGAGTGCGGAGTAGCACAGCAGCCTGTTGCCGATCGTAGTGGACTTCTCCACCTGCCTACCGCACTTGAGCAGCACCTTGTCTGACGGCGTGTCGTAGATCCGCCGGAGGTATTCGCGCCCCGTGAAATCGAAATCGGAGATGCGGCCAGCCTCCGGAATGCGGATGGCCGTCTCAGCAAATTCAGAGGGGGAGATGTTGTAGGTGGCGTGCTCGAGGGCGCCAAGGCCGGCGACGTCACCAGGCGTAGGGTCTGGAGGCTCCGCGTCGAACTCGAAGTCGAGCGGGTTGCCGTCGTCATCGTAGTCGAACCACGGCTCTTTGATGGCACCATCGACTGACCACAAGAGAGGGATCGTCGCTGCAGTTTTGAGGACAGCTGCCTCTGATAATTGGATCGTCGACACTGATCTATCCTACCGCAAGACTTCCACACCACCAGGTATAAGAAAGATAGTCGGGTCAAACGCTAGTGAGTGTTTGACAGAAGCCAGCGTTGACTGTGGGGCTCATCCCAGGACTCCAATCCAAGTGCGGAGGAAGCCTGTGGAACTGGAAACGACGTGTTGTACCGCTGGCAAACCAGTCCACCGACAGGGATGAGCCTTACCAATCACTGCCGGCGAAAGCCGGCATTTTCTAGCCCCCAACCCTGAGAGCCACACGAGAGAACGGCACCTCGAGCTGCGCGTCCGTCATGGGCACCGGGGTGTTGGGTATTGGTAGCATCACCGACCAGCTATCCACCTCTGAGTAGTAGGTGATCTTGTGTGGATGGTACTTGAAGTGGTCGCTGAACACCTCTTCGAGGATGGTCTCGATCTCGGGCCACCACGGGTGCTCCGCCAGCGTTTGGTTCGCGCGGACTGCGATCTCGGACTGCAGTCGATCGCGCTGCACCTGGTCCACGACTTGGTCGCGCATCTCATCCATGTCAGCGTGCGCTTGGTCGTAGATCTCTTTCCGGTCGCGCTTGTAGAAGTGGTAGATGAACAGGTCATCCTTCTCTGTCCACGCCCCCACGACATCGCCCTTCTCGACCTTGTTCAGCTCGGGGACTCCCTCCTCGAGAGCGCCAGCCATGTCGTTCTGCGGCGTGCCTTTCAGGCCATCCTTCTCATCATCCGTCACCCAGAAGGGCTTCTTCTCGATCTCAGCCATCGTCATCTCCATAGTCTTCGGCCACTGGTTCAGCTTCGTCCGTGCCCGCTCCCGACTTGGAGTAGTTGGGCCCGGCGACCTCTTCAATGGACGGCACCGCGCCGGCGTCGTCCTTACGCAAACGGAACTTGTCGAACGCCGAGAGAACGTCCTTGAGTGCCACGTCACTCTGGCGCATCTCGGATTCGGCAGCTTTGATCACGTCCATGTAGTTCTTCATCATCTTCGAGTGAGCCAGCGTTGCTGGTTGCCTCTCGACCTCGAGCACCTTTAAGAAGGCCACGTCTCGCATCCGGCGCGCGACGGTCCCAGTGTTGAGGCTGGGCGGCGGGCCCGACAGGCCAGCTACCCAAGGCACCATCGACTGTGCCGTGTCCGGACTGGCGCGCAGCACAGTGATGCTGTCGTACGCTTCCGGCCTGCCGTCGAGGTAGTTCACCCATTCGTGCATCGCCAGCAGCGACTTGTTCCAGAAGTAGTGACCGAACGCCTCGAGCCCGGCCACCGTCAGCGAGATGCTGTGGTGCTTGTTCAGGCGAGTAGTAACCTCCTCCACCCGAAGGGGGGAGAGGAGCAGCTGCTGCACGTTCGCGCGCAGCTGTGGAGTGGTGAGTATCTTGTACGCCTCCTTTACCGAGGCGTGTGGGTACCAGAGGTTGGCGATGCCGTGCTTCTTCAGGTAGCGCCGCGTCTCCGTGTCCCCTGTCTTGGTCGGCTCCCAGGGATCGGGGAAGGGGTCCATCGTGACCCTGAGTTGGTCGATGTAGCGACCAGTCAGGCCGTCGAGCCCGTAGTTCTCCAGCAAGCGCAAGATCGCGTTCGTCTCATGCTCCTGCTGCGAGATGAGGAACTTGATGAAGAACTCACTCGGTGAACGCTCCGCCATAACTACGCCTGCGGGACTTCGCCAAGGGTTTTCAGCCCAGCTACCACCTTGTCGAGGTGGACGAGCGCCTTCTGGACGGCTCCCTCATCCACGGATTTGAGGCCCATGCGAGAAGCCATCAGCAACTCAGACAGCTTCTTGATCACCGCCTCGATCTCCGGCATGTAACTAGCGAAGATGGAGATGTTCTCTGGGTTGATGAACCCAACGCTGAGGATCTTGTCCACTGCCGTCGGGTCTTCCATCGGGGCAGCTTCTTTCAACAGGTCAGCACGCAGGTTGGGCATCCTGTTGAGGAGCTTCGACGCGCTCGAGCGCGCCTCTGCGTACTTCACTTTGAGCGTGGTCACCGGCGTGGCGTTGAACCAGAGGTCCGTCGCACCGCGGCCACGCATGTTGTCCAGCAAGTGCGCCAGCTTCACAGGCTCTTCGCCCAGGATAGTGCCGAGGAACACGGCGTCGTCCTTGTCGAGGAACTCAGTCGGCATAACGCCGGCGAGCTTCTCGATGGGCTGCCCCTGGAAGGTGTAGCAAAGACCGTCGGTCAGGATGCGCACCGCCGTCCCAATCGTCAGAGCCTCCGCTGTTTTGGCGAACTCGTCGGGGCTCGACGCCAGCTTGGTGTCGTTATTCAGGGGTGCCCAGCCCATGTCCTCGGGCATCCCGTAACGGCCGGTGGCGATCTGCGTGACCTTCTTTAGCCCCGGGACCTTGGACACCTGGCAGCCCTCACCCATCACAGTCTCGGCGATGTAGGCTGTGCCCTCTGGCGTCTCGGTCGAGCCCCGGACCATCATCGGGACCAGGGCCTGCGCTCCACTCGGGGTGGCGTAGTAGAAACATCCCAGCCCATCAGGCTCCGTGTCGAGGACGTCCGTGCTGCTGCCCACCGGCACGCCCGCAATGTTCTCCTGCATTGCGGACTCGCTGCCATTGGTGAACACCGCCATCGGCAAGAGCTCACCTGTCAAGTCCATCACTTTGGGGAAGACCCAGCCCACGAGCTCGGTGCCTTCCCCCTGGACCTTGACCTTGTAGAGGCCAAACTCATCGACCACCTTGATGATCAGGTCCTCGAGAGTCTCCTTCACAGCTGGCTGGGTGGTGATGGTCGTGGTGCCGTCACGCTCCACCGCAGAAACCAAGTCCCCGCCCAGCGCCCCGACCGCGGCAGGACGATCTACGTCGTCCGCCGTAGGGATGAGCGCCTCTGGGTTGGCCGTCTTGATGCGGAAGCCGCCCGCGATCTTCTGGATCTGCACGACCTTCGGCTTGATGCCGTAGGCCGCCGACTTGAACATGTCCTCGCCGGTCTGCCCCAGCGGCTGGGAGTAATGCATGTCAGCCAGCTTGGCGATGAACGGGAGAGCTGCTTCGTTGCCCAACAACGCAGCGCGCAGAGACGGCTCGTCATTGAGCCTGTCCTCGAGCGCGTCGATGTGCGCCTTCTTGATGGTCGGCAAGATCGCGTCCATCAGGAACTCAGGGCGAGCTGCAGCGGTCTTGGCACCGCCAGCACCCGCACCAGATTCGGCGACCAACGGCCCCCGACCACCACCGTACTGACGATGGGGTGGGTAGAGCTGCTCGATCATCGACATGTCGCCCGGACGTTTCCGGACAGCCTCGAAGAGGTTAGGGCGGAAGAGCGCGCGCCGAAGACGGTCCTCGGTCAGCGGCTCGACCATGCCATCGTTGAGCAGCAGGTCGAGCGGCTTGAGCTTGCCGTCCTGGATGATGACCGGAACGAGGACCTTCTGCGTTCCCTTCGACTCCTCGGGAGTCGAGTCCGCACGCGGGCTGATGGCCAGCTTATTCAGCAGCTCGATCTGACCCATCCCATAGCGCCGGTCGTTGTCGACGTCACGCAGGACCACCTTCGGCATGTAGTCACTGGTGAACGGCGCCTGCTGGTAGAGCTGGTCCAAAATCTGCTTGGGCCATTCGTTGGCGTCCTCGGAGAGCCGCGCTTCCATGCCCAGCTTTTCGAAGGTGAGAGGTACTCTGTCGAGAAAAAGGTCCATCGATCTCTCCTATGCAGTCTTGACCACTGTGCTTAGCATCGACTGCAGCGCAGGCGCCTGTACAGGCGGAAGCGTAGGCAGCGCAGGCGGCCCCGGCGCTGGATCTGGCAGCGCTTTGACTAGATGTGTGTGTGTTCCAAGCCACGCCACCAATTTTGCCCCAAGAACCGCAGGTTCAACAGCCCCTGGTCCACCAAGAGCCAAAGAAGCAGCGCCAATGACCTTAGCACCTGACCAGGTCTCCGTGCTGCTTACCCCTTTGAGGGCGTGCGTGGTCTTGAGCACGGTGTCTTGGCTCAAGGCCGTCACCGATTGCGCGCCAGTGATGGCGACAGTCTGCGCGCCTTTGATCGTAAGGCTGTGGTCCCCGTCGATCTCTTCCGTACGCTTCAGCGCTTGCATGACGAACGTATTGCCCGCTTTGTCCAGCCGGATCACGTACTTGGGCTTGCCGGAGACCTTGCCGTCCGACGGATCTATGCTCTGCGGTGCGATGGTCAGCTCTAAGAACGTCTTGTCTCCGCCGGGCGGCTTGGTGGCGTCGTCCAGCGAGCCGAGGCTGACCTTGATCGATGCGTTCTTGTCCTGAGCAAACTCTCGAGCGATGAGGACGAACTCGCTAGGCGCGTTGCCGGCGGGGTCGTTCTCCACCCGCTGCACACCCCAGCTCAGAGAGCCTGCGGCAGTGTTCAGCTCGTAATTCTCGCAGAAGTCCCGGATAACATTGAGCAGCGGGATGTACGCGCGCTGACAGATGTGGGTCGAGCCCAGCTGCAGCACGCCGCCGCGGCGCAAGGCCACGAAGTTGTCGTCACGCCCCTGCCACAGCATGTCACCAGGGTTGAGGACGGGACGGCCCGCACGGAAGCTGGCGTCCGAGGTATTCCCTCCCGTGTTGGTGGAGCCTCCAGCTGATGTGCCCTTAGCCTGGGGGACATCTTCCTCAGTCTCGACACCAGGATCTTCGAGCACTGAGGTGAGGTCCTTGCCGAACGCCGCGCCCTCAAGTTCCGGTGCGCTGAGGAAGCCAAGCACGAACGGAGAATCCTCATCCGAAGGGAAACACACGACGCAGATAGCCCCGACCTCTGGCACGCAGGTGAAGCCCTCTCCGTTGTTGTAGTGGAGATAAGGCGTCATGATCTGCAGGTCCGGGATCTGCTTGCCGGTGTACTGGGATACCCAGTCGACCGTCAGGTTCCGGACGTTGACATTCGCTATCGTCCCCGACTCGATCTGTGCTTCATCAATATCAGAGGACGGGAGCGAGTTGTCAAAGGAGGTCTCAGGCATCTACCGGTAGCCCTGCTGCTGCCGCTGGCGCCCGCCGCCGAGCGCTTTGTACCCGCCGTAAGCAGCTAGGCCGCCTACGCCAGTAGCAGCTGCCATCGAGCCGTAGCCGGACTTTCCGAGCGCCTTCAGGCCGCCCTTCTGCCACAGTCCCTTAATGGCGCCGCCGTGCCGCTTCAGCGCGGTCCCCGCTCCAACGCGGCGCGCACCCGAAACAGCACTGCCAAGGCCCTTGAAACCCTTCGCCAAGAAGGAACCCACGCCAGCCTCCTTCTGGATCTCGGCGACTTCCTCGGCAAAGGCGCGCAGCATCTGCTCAGTCATCAGTACTCTCCTCTTTTCGTGCCCTTGCCTATCTCCGGCCCGAAGACCACTGGAGGTATCGGGTGCTTACCATGCAGCTTGCTGGTCCACCCCTGCTGAGAAGCACTCACGACCGTGTCCTTGAGTCGTTCGTGGTTCAGCCGAGCCATCCAGTCCTCCTGCATGTCCAGCGGCAACATATCGACACCCTTCAAAATAGGGCGATGTCGGATCGGCTGCCGGCCTTTGACGGCGTGCCGGTTCAGGTTAGCAACCCTGGACGTTGGTGCATAGTCACCACGAATGAAATCCTTGTGCCCACCAGGGTCTTCGATCTTGGTCAGGTTGGTCAAGGCTTTCACAACCATTTCGGTATTCCGGCGCCGGATGCCGTGCGGACCGTAGATCTTGTGCAGCTCCCCCGACAAGTACCCCTGCACCGGCTCTACCCCTGTGAGGGGGAGCATCTCATGGGGATTCACAGGACCGAGCGAGAGCGCGGAGCCTTTGCGTACCTGCATCCCACTCCTGAGCTGCTTGCCCCCGTACATAGGGACGCCCCGAGCTCTCGGAATGTAGTGCCGCTTGCCCCCCACAAACACGTTGTAACCGCCGGCCGGATCTTGCTGGACCTTGTCGACCTTCCCAGCCATCGTGCTGAGCGTTGCTGAACCCGGAAGCGTAGTTGGGAAGAGGGTCAGATCTTTGACGCGCTGGAACTCGTCAACGATATCCTCCTTCGATGCCGCGGTGCCGCCCGTGTGAAAAGCTTTCATCGCCAGCTGTGTGGAGCGTTCGCCCAGGGCCTGGCCAGCCAGGATGCCGACGTTGAGCCCCACCTCTGGCGGCTGGCCGTCTTCCGTCAAGCCGTAGCACTTCTGACAGACGCCCGGGCCATGCTGACAACGGAGCGGGGAGCGAACCAGCACGCGCCCCACCTTGTTGTTGCGCAGCGAGCTCCGGATCTCGGGAGTTACCAACGTGCCGGCCTTGAACAGCTTGCGGCCAGACTTCTGGTCCGTCGCTAGGTGGCGGTCGAGGATGTCCTTCTCGTCCGTAGAAAGGGCGATGCCCTTGTCCGTCCCACAATCCTGGTCGACGATCGAGTTGTCCATCACCGAGTTCATCACGCGCTTGGATACCCAGCCAGGCTCTGACACCTGCTGCACCTTCTGGATGATTCCTTTGCGCGCCCCGGACATGTTAGTCCAGTAGTCCGCCACGTCCAGCCCTTCAGCAAACGAGCGCTTCACTGGCTGAGGGATGGTCTCGCCCTTGGCGTTGGTGATCAGCATGGGAGCCATCTTGATCTGACGGAGAGCGTCCCGGCCTGGTTTGATACCAGATCGGTGCATCTTCAGCAGGGCGCTGTCCTTCTCCGGCAGCTCATCCAGTCTGCGGTGCATCTCATCGGTCGCCTTGGCGTAGATCTGAACTGCCTTGGCGTCCTTCTGCGCCTGCGTGCCTGTCAGCTTTGCGACTGCGCGGTCGGCTGGCGCCATCACCGAATCCCTCATGGCCTTTTCCGGCTTGATGTCCTCCAGCCCGATCGAGAAGGCGGTGTCGGTGCCCCAATGGTTACCAAGGTCTTTCAGCTTGTTGATCGACTCGCCGTAGTCGTTGCGGTGATCCTTCGCCAGCGCAGTCAGCACCTCGTTCTGACCAGCCTTGTCCATGGCCCCCTTGCGCTTGAGGAAACCCTTACGCATGGGCTCCGGCAGCGCCCCGGCCACCATGAACCGGCCTGTCGTAGAGCTCAATCCACCAACCCTGATCTGGTCAGTGAGCCCTATCTCGCCCTTGCGGGAGGCGCTCTCCACCTCCTTCATGGTCTTGAAAGTCTTGCTGGTCTTCTTCCCTACCTGCGTGATTCCGTACAGACCCAGCTGCGACTCTAGCGTTGGCTTGTACATCAGGTCGCCAGTCGAGGGACTGAAGAGGTTGCGCGACGGGTGCATCTTGCGCGCCTCCTCCACGGCCGCCGAGCTGATGGGGACGAATGCTCCCATCGTGTCGCCATCGAAGTCCGCGTTGAAGCCCGAGGTGACCAGTGGGTGGATCTGCACCGCCTTGCCCTGGATAATCCGAGGGGTGAACGCTTGCACGTTGTACTTGTGCAGCGCTGGGTCGCGCTTCATCAACAGCGGACGCTCGGACACCACGCGATCGAGCGCCCGAGCCACCATCGGGCCGCCGTCCTTGATCATCTGCTGCGCCTGCAACGGCGTAGCACCAGTGAGGTTTCGCAGTTCCCGAACCACGAATGGCTTGTATACCTCGGTAGCCGCAGCGCGCGGGAGCCCCACTTCATCAAGACCCAACGAAGGATCGGGGACGATGGTCGACCGCATCGAGAGATCTTGCTTGCGCTTAACCAGCTTATTCTGGAAGAACCCCTCCTTGGGGGAACCGACTTTCCTACCTGTCTTCCCAGGCTCAGGACGCTTGCCGCTGATGATGTCGATGACGCCGCGAAACTCCTTGTTCATGTGGCCGCCGAGCCCTGTCAGCGATCGCAGGCCGTCGTAGACCTCGGCGCGGACCTCGTTCTTCTCCTCGTCCGGGGCCAGCGGGTTGAAGTTCTTGAGCTGCTTGGCTGACAGGGAGATGCCCTTGTACATGTGGTTGAGGTCGTCAACGTTCAGGTCGCCGTTGGGCAGCTGAGACACGGGGCGCATGGACGGCGGCAGAATCGGGACGTTCTGCATCATGTACGCGTCCTTGGCCGACAGCCCCGCATTGTCGAGCGCGCGCAGATACTTGACCTTCTTGTTGGCCTGGTCCAGCCGGTTGCCCTTGAGTTTCGGATTCTTCAGCGCCGTGTGGGCTGCCGCGAGCTCCGTCTTGACGTCGATCTTCCCCAGCATCGTGCTGAACGCCTTGCCCCCAACGATCCCATTCTCCACGTCGGTGGTGACCTTGCCCGTCTTGGGGTCGATAGCCTTCCGGCCAGCGATAATATCGTTGAACTGCGTGCCCGTCACACCCGTCAGTGCTTGAATCGATTTCTCGAAGACGGGGTTGGGGAAGGCCTCAGGCAGCCGCATGTGGCTCCACTTGGTCCCTTCAACACCTCCCGTCACGGTGGGGTCGAACAGCCCTCCCTTTTCGGCCTTGAGGTCCTTAGCTCGGACCATCTTGCCGCCATCCTTGATCGCCCCGTTGCTCATCTCCTTCACCTGTGAGTCGGTGAAGGGCACGAGCTGCAGATTGTTGCCTTCCTTCTTGACGTTGACTCCCACGCCATTGAGGTAGCTGGTGAACTTCTTGTAAGCGAATGTCGGCCGCGGCGCGGGGAGAGTCTCGCCGGCCTGCAGCGCTGCCCAGAACTCATCGTTCTGTCCGGCGTCGCTCTTCAGCGTCTGCATCTCACGGAGGTTCTCCGTCGCTCCGTGGGCCAGCATAGAATACAACCCCAGGGTACCCAGTGCCTGCGCACCATGAGGGCCACCACCCTTGGGAATCAGATTGCGATCGTACGCATAGCCGGGGCCGCCGGCGCGAGCTCGCGCCTTCGTCTCAACCTGTTGCTTGAGCTTGAGGATGTGTTGAGGGCCCACCAGCGCCATGCCCATGGCGCGCCCCGTCTCCGGGTCGAAGACCTCTTCCTTGTCGGTGAGGCCATGAGACTTCAGGTCAGCCGTCACCTGAGCATGCAGGTCCGTGTTGGGCTGGAAGTTCTTAATATTGTATGGCTTGCCTGTCTTCTCTGCGATCTTGCCAGCCGCAGTCTCAAGCACCTGGCCCAGGTTCACGCGGCCAGGGACGCCCGTGGGGTTCAACAAGATGTGCAGCGGGTTGCCGTCCTTGGTATGCGGCATCTCCGAGTCCGGGATGATCTTCGTGATGATCCCCTTGTTCCCGTGACGCCCCGCAATCTTGTCTCCGATCTCCGCAGCCTTGAGGGTCCTGACGTGGACCGCTGTCTTCTTGCCGCGCTTGACCACCTCTTCGACTACGCCAGGGTGGTCGGCCTCCCACTTCACGCTCGCGTCAGCGTAGGGCTTGACCAACGACTTGTGCATCTTGGAGAGCTCCATGTCCTCCGCACGGTCGGTCTTCTCTCGCAGGGCAGCGATCAACGTGTCCCCCGGCATCACCAACTGCCCATGCTTCATCACGCCATCGTCATCTAGCTTGTCGGCCTGCTCTTTCGAGAGCCCGTCGGGCGTGTACGCTTGGAACTTCTTCTTGTCGAGGATGTGGGTCTTGTCGCGCAGCAAGGTGTTGCGGTGCAGGTGTTCGCTGGAGAGCTTCTTCGATGCGCTCTCGCTGATCACCACACCGTCCTCAAAGTTGTAGCCCTTGTAGGGCATGTACCCAGTGCGCAGGTTGGTGCCCAGTGCCAGAATCCCGTCCTTCGTGAAGTTGGTGTCGGCTAGGGTCTGGCCCTTCTTCACCTTGTCGCCGACCTTCACCAGCGCCGTAGAGTGGATGAACCCCTTGTCCGCGTTGAGCGGGAAGTTGTCGTAGAGCTGGACCTCGCTCTTTTTGCCCTTGGAGTCTTTAACGATCACCCCATCCTTATTGACCGCCACGACCTCACCAGCAGTGTGCGCCCTGTGAGAAGCAAAACCACCGACGACATTTTCAAAGGTCTTGTTCCCTGCCAAGCTCTGGACTAGCGGCGCCTCGCGGGCAGCGAGAGGGATCGCCTGCTCCATGTGGCGCCCGGCCATCGTGCTGCGGTTGGGGTGGTCTGCCGCCACGAATGGCACCAGGTTAGAGGCCATCGAGAACATCTGTATTGGATCGCGCATGACATACTGCGCATCCTTCAGAGTACCCTCCGTCATCTCGTTACCAGGAGCTGATAAACGGATCTTGCTCGAGGCTGCGACGGGTTTCCCTTTCTCCCACCGCACCTGGTCAGGCAAAGCGAACGTCGAGTTCATCACCTTCTCGGGATTGATCTGCTCGTTCCTCCCCGTCTTGGTGTTGTACATCATGATCTTGACGTCGTGCCCGTCCTTCTTCACGCCAATCGGCAGGCGTAGAGAGACTCCCGTGCTCTTGCCTTCAGGCGTGTGGATCGGGTCGAGAAATCCCAGGTGCGACGGATCAACCAGCTTGGCGTCTTCCGAGATGCCGTGCGCAGACTGGATGCCGCCCTTGCCTGTGATGGTCGTCTTCATCTGACCGCTGATCATCTCGAGCGGGTTGGTCTGGTCAGGGACGTTGGCCAAGGTGGTGCGGTACATCTCCCGTATCGGACGATTGAATGTGTCCGGACCGATGATCTCGCCCACCTTCGTCCGCCGGTCTAGCGTATTCTTCACGCGGCGGTGGATGTCCTTGCCACTATCCGCGATGCGCTCGGCGAAAAAGTCCTCCGCGCTGTGCAACTCCTTGAATGGCAGCGCGTCTCGAGAGTCCGGCTTTGCCTTGCCCTGAGAGATGTGGAGCAGCTTGGTAGCCCCATCCATCAGAGCATTGCCCGTGACGTTCTTGTGCCCGCGGCCCAGCGTGACCTTGGTAGTATCCTCCCGCAACTTGGAGCCGTTCATCGTGGTCCACAGATGCTCGCGCGCCGTCTCCAAGTCAGCCGGCTGCTCACCCGTCGACGCCTTGTAGAACTTGCGCAGAGCCTTCTCGCTGTCCTGCGCGTTGGCTCCAGAGATTTGCTTGCCCCACTTCGCCTCGATCTCCTCTTGCCCCACACCCAGCTCGCGCATCAGCGGTTGCAGCGGGATGTTGGAGGTCCCGTAGTTCATCGAGAATTCACGGGACTTCGGGTCGAATCCTACCTTGAATCCGCGGCCCTCCTTCACGTTGTAGTCCGCGCTGAGCTCGCCGTTATCCTTGACCCGTGCGTAGACGCCCTGCTTCAGGCGCCACTGGTTGTCGATCTGGTACTCCTGCCCATCGACGATGTGGGAGTAGCGGCGAGTGTGCTTGGGAAGACTGAGGAGCCGGAGGCTTTGCTGGTCGACGACCTTTCCGGAGGTGTTGTCCCTCAGCACAACGTCAGCTTCGACCGGCACAGACCATGTGCGGTTGCCGAGTTTCGCCTTCTTCTGTGATCGGATGTCGTCAATGTGCAGGTCATCGTTGACCTGCACGCCCTTGAGTTCCAAGGTGTGCTTCTTCCCTACGATCGGGAAAATGCCATCGACTGTCTTAGCCACCCGGTCTTTTAGTACTTTGAACCCTTCCTCTGGAGACAGGCGTGCCATCAGTTCACGTGCGTCCAGCACTCAGGCGCTTTTTCATTCCGATCATCGAGAGCATTAAAGCCCTCTTCCGGTGAAAGACGTGCCATTTAGCAGCTCCTATGTGCGTCCCCGTCAAGCTACCAGACTGGTGCTCTCACGAGCAACGTAAAAATTACACGCAGTTAGTTATAAGGAGGATGTAGGAGATACTTCTGTCGCCTGCGATCAACCACCTATGTAAGGAGAGCAGCATGAGCAATTACTTCGGCCCAAAGGATCCTGACGAAGAGACGAACAGCAACGGGCAAGATTCGACGAGAGATTTTGAAGAGGATGTCGACGACCAAATCAGCGGCGACAGCAACGACGACGACGGCAACGACGAAGGCAACGACGAGTAGTGTTGATCCGGATCTTCATCCTTACCTTCCTTGGCACGCTCCTAACTGAGCTTGCGATGGAAGGCCACGCCCTCATGAGAGAGGCGCTGGCGGAAGAAGATCAAGACCGCCCGCGCTGAGATAGCGGGACAAACCCGGAACTGCTTTCGGGTTACCGGCACAATGAATGAACTACACCCAGAACTCCCGTGTTCATTCTGCGGGGAACCGTACGGCGAGGAGCGCGAGCTCGTCATCGTACAAGCAGGCGAGATGCAAATCGGTAGGAAATCCGGGCTGCCCGGATTCTACCCGAACGAAAAGGACCCAACGACGAATTGGTTCCACCTCGACTGCTTCCTCAGCAGGATGGATTTCACACAGAGCGAGCCCACCTCGCTCGAGCAGTGCGCGCTATGTCACAGCAGCCTGCACAACACGAGGTGGGTTTTTCGTTTGCAAATAGGCTTGATCGATCTAAATCGGCTCACTTTTGAGCCGTACCAGAACGACAAGAACCTGGCCCTCCTCTGCACCGACTGTGCATTGGATGGCTTCGGAGAAGGAGACTTCGAGGAAGGAGAACTCCTCCTCGGAGTCGGAACCTAAACCAAGGAGGTTGAATGGCCAAGCACGGGTACGGGGTAGAATTTATCGCCGTTCCCCATCTAGGCATCCACACACGAGAGGACCTCGACAAGTGCTGCCACTACGAGGTCCGAGAAAAGCTGAACACATTCTTATGGCTTCAGAGTGAGTACGACGTAGGCCCCGGCGCTCTCCTACAGCTGGTAGCGGTAAATCCAGACGGGGAGCGCCGGGGAATGGAGCACTACTTCCATTGCTATTGGCACTCAGTGGCGGCAGCACGAGAGATCATCGATCACTTTAATAATGCAAGGACCGGAGACTCCGAGCTTTGCATGGATGTCAGACAGTGGGAAAAGCGGAGGGAGACCTTTCGCGCGGGGGCGTTGGAGTTGTGGAAAAAGCACAGAGGACAAGCAAGGGAGACGCAATTGAAAGCAGAGGAAGGCTACAAACAACAAGAGGCGTACTACCGTCGCCTAAAGGAAAGGGGATGCTAAACGAGCTGCGATTCGGGCCCTCGCCGCGCTGGTCTCTGCTCAGGCAGGGGCCGCGCGGCGGCGGTCGCAGCCTGCGTTGGTCCGCCGCTCCCACTCATCATTAGCCCCAACACCATGTCATGCAGCTCGGGTTGTTGGGTACGGAGCTCGGCCAGAGCGCGCGGCTGAACAGATGGACTAAGCCCGCTGATCTTGTCCGCTAGCTTCCGCCCCATGAGCAATAGATCGACGTTGGCCCGACCTCCCAGCTGCTCACCGGTCGCGTTCAAAGGCACCGGCGATACCGAACGCATCGTCAGTGGAGATTGGATCTCCGGCGGTGGGCCGCTCGGCATCAACGATGGGTTGCGTGGCGCTGGCCTCTGCTCGGGCGGCGTCGGGCCGGGCTGACCGCCCTGCTGCATCGCAGCCTGGTCGGACATCGCCTTGGTCTGCTGCTCACCTTGGAAGGCAGCCTGGTCCTTGGCCATCTCGTTCTGCATGGCCATCGACTGCGCTTCCTGCTGCGCTTGGAGCTTCATCTGCCACTTCATCGAAGCTGCCTGCGTCTCGCCTTCGATCTCCGCCTGGAGCAAACGCTGCTTCTTCATCGCGCTGGCGCGGCGAGCTGACTCCCGCTCCATGATCTGGTCTTCCTTCGACGAGTCGAAGTCAGCATCGGCCATCAGCGACTCGTCGGACAGCTTGCCAGCCTGGTTGAGCTGGAAGAGGTACGCCTTGCGTTGCAGGTCGTCCGCCATCTTGAATGGCTTGAACCTGGCCTTGATGGGAGACCACCCCAACCATGACGAGGTCCTGGTGATGACCCACTTGAGCATCGACAGGTGGTCCTGAAGGTAGCCCAAGAAGGTGTTCTCCAGCATGCGCAACGAGACGTTGCTGCCCGAGTAGGACAGCCCGCCGAAGATGAGCTCGACCGGGATCCCCATGCCCGCCACGATGTGCTCGGACCACACCCGGATCTCCTGGCTGAGCAGCAGTGCCCGGCCGTCGCCGCCGATGGTCTGGTGACCGATGGGCAGCGGGAGGATGGGGATGTAGTTGTTGTCCGCGCGCCAGCGCCGGATCTCCCCTGCAATCTGGTCTCTCCAGTCCTGCAAATTGACCGAGGTGTAGGGATCGGACGTCGCGCTACCGGCCTGCGGGAACAGCACACGCAGCGGCACGATATGCTCGAGCGCGATCGCCTCCTGCGCCTTGCGCAGAATCTGCAGGTAGAAGGTGTCCTTCAACACCGGGAGGATCATCGGCGTGCCCCAGCCGCGGTCCTTACCGGCCAGCGTGGGGCGCTTGAAGTGGTAGATGTTGTCGCGGCTGAACACCACGGCCTTCTTCAGCCGAAGCGCATCGACGAACAGCTGAGGTACCGTCTCCACCGTCGACTTCTTGCCGATGATGATGTCGTTCCTGAGCTGCACAGGAATCTGGTAGTAGTAGGTGTATTCACCGGTCAGGTCGTTGTACTGGACGTCGACGTCCTCGGGGTTCCATCGAAGCAGACGGATGCCCTTCGGCGCCTTGATGTAGTGATCGAATACCACGGACGGGCCGTGGTGCTCGCACTTCTCACAGATCTGGTAGAACTTGAAGTTCTGAAAGCGGTACGTCGACTCGCGCGCCGGCTTGGTGAAGCCGCAGTTGGCGCACTTCAACATCTTGATGAACGGGTAGAAGATGCTGACCAGGGCGTTGCCGTAGGTGTGATAGTCCAGCCCAACCTCGACCTGGAACGATCGGTAGCGCAGCTGCTCGAGTAGAAACTGCTGCCAGCGCCGCTTGTGCTCCGGCCGCTCGGTGTCGAAGATGACATCGGTGATCGGGTACTCCGACATCTTGAAGACGACGGCGTTGATCAGTGGATTGACTAGGAAATAGTACCGGCACCACCGGAACATCTGCTTGACGGTGGCGGGCAGATAGGTGTGTGCGATATCGAAGAATGGACTGGGGTATTGCAGGCCATCCTGCCCGCCAGTTCTGCTGCGCGTCTTGGTGAACCTGGAGTCCCCCTGTGCTCCTCCTAAAGACGACATCGGCTAAAACGCTCCTCGCTCAGTGAACTGTCGAGGCTGCGCTGCGTACTGTGCCAGCTGCCCTGCGCTTCGCGCCGCGTTTGCCGCAGCTCCTACGCCCTTGCCGACCTTGCCCGCCAGAGATCCAGCGCCCTGGCCAACCAACGATCCAGCGACCATGCCGCCGGGAGCTACCAGCCAGCCGGCTGTGCTGCCCAGGCCGCGCATCCCGGCCTCGAGTCGACCGGGGCCACCCTCTTCCGGCTTCTTGAGGAATCCTTTGCCCGATTCGTAGGCGCCGAGCCCCGCGAACGCCTTGCCCGTCGTCCCCGCACGCTGCCATCCACTGCGCAGCAGCTGGCCTGGGGAGGTAACGGCGCCGTGGAGCACGCCCGGGACAGTCTGCCAGCCCTTGGCGAGCGCCTTCTCGTGCGTGCCCTCCAAAGCCAGCGCCTTGGTCTGCTTGGCCAGCTCCTTTGGCCGAAGCGGCCCTTCCATGACGTTGACCTTCTTCGGGATGATGCCTATCTCGCGGGCATACTCGGGCGTCATCTTGTCGCCCTTGACTGTCTTGCCTGTCAGCCCGTAGGTCAGCTTCTCTCGCGTCTTACCAAGGCTCTTCTTGATGGCCTCTCGCCCACCCTTGCGGGCCAGCACACTGGCTCCGCCGATGCCCGCGCCTAGAGCTGCGCCACCGAGCGCGCCGCGCAGCCGGTTGTCCTTGTCGGCGGCGGCCCCGCCGAGAGCTCCAACGCCAGCACCGACACCCACCTGCCGAAGGTACTTCCCACCAAGGTGCTTCTTCACGAGGCCACCAACCCGACTGCCGAGGCCAGCCTCTTTTCCGAGTTCGTTAGTGAACCCGATCATGTGGTGGGGACCGATGTGCCTCATCGTAAAAGCCTCAGCTGGTCTTTTAGTTGCCGGCGTCGCAAGGATAGATAATCGCACGCGACCTTCAGTTTGGCCACCTGGATGTCGACGGCCGTCTCGTGCAAGATCGGCTCCGGCGACGCAGCCCACGCCTCTGGAGAGATTTGCTTGATCTCTCGGTACCTTTTCTGCACCTGCCCGATGAGCGCCTCCCCGTCAGCTATCTGCAACTCCTTGAGAAGTTGTACTATCTCGTCCTGGCAGAACGCAATAGGGCTGGGGGCATATAAGATGCCCTCCTCCACGACCGCAGCCGCCACGAATCCCTGCATCTCGAGCGAGAACTCCTCGTCACTCCGCACCATCGTAGCAATGTCGATGGCGTTGATGAGCTGCGCAACCGAGGGCTTCTGCATCACCTGGAAGTCGGGGATGTTGTTGTTCAACGCCTGCGTAACCCAGCAGAAGACCTCCCACTTGTTCCAGAACCACTCGTTGATGTGCAGCGTTTTGATAGCCTGGATTTTGGTCTTGGCGTGGTCGCTGATCGAGGGGACGCGGAAGTCCTCCCCAATCTCCTTCCACAGTGTACTGGCTTCCCACTCGAACCAGTCGGCCTGGTACTGCTTCAGCAGAGCGATATCGAAGACGACTGGGTGGGTGTCGTGATGGACGAAGAAGTTCCTGTTGGTGATCGGCGCGAGCTGGCGTTCGTCCGGGCCCACCATCTCGGTAGCTGGAGTCGGATTAGGGTCCTGGTCCGAACCCTCCCGGATCTCGAGTGGCTCGATCGGCTCGTCTGCGTTGTCGTCTACAGCATCGACATCGGGAACAACTACCGGCTTGGTAGGCGTCTCCGCCTGGCCGATCTTCTGGAGAACGGCCAGCAGTTGATCTTCATGGCTCGCCACACCGGGCTACCGTTACTCGACGGCCGCGGACAGGGCCTGTGCGCGCACGCCGTTCGCAGCCAGGGTGACCGACGCCTTGTCGGTCGCCACAGCCGGAGCCAACGCCGGAACCGTCACGGTGACGCCGGTGTCGGTCCAAGCCGCCGCACCAGCGGTGCCCGCGGTGTTGGCCGGGAGACACGGCTGTCCGGCCGCCGTGACAGCGGAGCCAGCGAAGTCGCCCACGCCGCCAGCCATGTTGGCGACCGCCGCAACGGCATTCACCGCGTCCGCACCACCAGAGGCTGCCCGCAGGTAGCCGTCGGAGTCCGCACCATTGGCATTGATAGCCGTGGCGATCTGGTCTGCCGTGGAGACGCCGGCCTCGATCTGGACCACGAAGGCGCTGCCGGTCTTCGTGACGACCTCGGCACCGGCAGTGGCACCATCGGTGATCTCGACTGTGAAGCCGGAGTTGCCGGGCGTCAGCGCCGTGATGACCACTTCGCTGGTGGTCAGCCACAAGGTCAGCTCGTCGAAGGTCATGCCCTGGAGCAGCTCAGCGCCCACCAAAGCCATGTCGCCGCCGACCGCCGCCGGACCCGCTCCGTCGATGAAGTGCAGCTCGGGGAACCCGAGGCGTGCTTCCATCGCGCGGAAGCCTGTCTCGGCGTCGCCGCGGAGATCAGAGATCTCTCCCTGCAAGCCGCCGCTACCGCGAACCAGGTGAGGCTTGGCTGCAACCTGTGCTCCAAATGATTTACTCGCCGTCGTCATCGTTGTCTCCTACGTTGAGTCCGTGACCATCCGCGCAATGATACGCTTGGAGTCGAGTGGGAGGGAATCGAAAATCTTCTGCGGGGCTTTCTGCAGCTCTACCGCCATCTCTTCCCCGAAGTTCTCTCGTAGTGCGTCGAAGCTCGCCCCAACGCCCCGTACCAGCTGTTCGTCTGTCAAGCGATCATTGCCGTGTGTCCACGACCAAGTTGCTTCCTTCGTGAAACCAAACGTGGAATACCACGGATCGTAGATCCCGTCATCCCACAAATGATCCATGCCAGTGGCCTCGTCGAACTGACGGAGAGCCTCACAGAACACATCTGGAGGAACGCTGGCGTACTTGTTCATCAACCCGTCGAGCATGTCGCGCTCAGCCGAATCGTCGGCCCAGAACTGCATGCGGCCGCAGACAGCCACCTTGACTTCGCCATCCGGGGCGAACTCTTGGCCGGCGTACTTGCGTATCTGGTCGGTGACCTGGATGCCGAGATGGTCCGCGCGGGCTGCCAGCTTGATGCAGTAGTCCCGCCGCTCTGAGGGGTGCAGGCTGGTGTTGTGCTCACCAAACCACTGCGTCGCCTCCATCACCTGACCGTAGTCGTCGATCGGGAAGCGGCCTTGGCCCTGCTTCACCAGACAGAAGTGACTGTGTGCACGCTTCTCGAACCGAACCGGAGCTTGCTTGCCGGTGACGTCAACGTAGGGCCGAAGCACTCCGGCGGTCTTCATCGCAGTCTCTTCGTCAGCTTCCTGCCGATCGACAGACTGCGGCATGATCTCCGTGCCGGTGACGTCCGCGCTCTTCTCTTTCTGCTTCTTGCCGCGATGCTTCCCGATCGCATAAGCGCCGGTGAGGGCTCCGCCAGCAGCCACGGTCTTCGCTGCTGCGGGAGCTAGCTTCCGGGCAATTATTCCCGCTGCCATCGACTTCGATACAATCCCCGAGTCGACAGCGCTCTTCAGCTGCTTGATTGCTTCGACCTTCTTTGTCGCGGCTGCCTTCGCCGCACTGCCGGCCATTTGCCAGCCAGCCTTCAGCTGCTGCAGCTTCGCGCCGGCGATCTTCTGCAGCGCCAAAGGGGCTTGGAGCTCGTGCCAGCCGCATGCCGTGACGAGGTTGGCCGCAGCCACCTTCTGCGCCTCTTCGGGCAGCTTGTGGTGGTTCTCCATGAAGTAGATAACGGAGAGGGCGGTGTTGCCCTTGTCGGTGCAGGCGTATTTCCGCAGCTTCTCCCCGCGGTCTAACGCTACCAAGGCGAAGACGTCGTCGGGGAGCCGCGCGCGCGCCTCATCGCTGAGGAGCTCGGCGGTCTTGATGTAGTCCGGTAGCTGCGCGTGAGCGACCTTCTCGGTAAGAACGCTCCCAACGGGGTCGTCGTAGAAATCCACGATTAATCCTGTGTGCATAGCTTCCCTCGCTGATCTCCGATGAGTCTACGCGGCGCATTCCGCAGGTGTCAAGCACAGGCACCCTAGCAAAACTCTACCATTCGCGGGGATAAGAACTACGAATTAGGTGCCTAAACCCTAGCCAGAAAGGAGGTGTGATCGTGTCTTACGCGGACCATGTTCGAACAACCCAGCGTCCGCAATGTTGGGGCAACGAACACAACTACGACCCTGACGGAGACGAAGAGTGCGCTGGATGCCGGTTCCAGCACTCTTGCAGGGCCGAAATCAACCGGGAAGGGAGTCCCGCAGTGACAGGATATCGGCCGGCCTATCGCCGCCCACAGCAGGCGCAAGCGCCTGCACGTCGCCACGACGAAGACTCGGATGTGCGGGCCAACTTCGACGAGGACATCGTACCCGAGGGCGAGCGTCCGCTCGAGCGGTTCGTCAAGGATGCTGCCGGCGGAGCAATGCGAGGCATGTTCTTTGAGATGTACCAGTTTTGGAAGCGCTATCGGATCCCTTGACGTACGGATGGGCGTGTGTACAATAGGGCTTACCGCCAGCGGCTAAGGTCCTCGAATTTGATCACTCAACACCCACCTTCAACGATTACAAGCACTTGGAATTTCCGGCGCCGAGCGCCGGAAATTCGGGAGGAGAGATGACCGACCTTAGCTTCGTGCGGAGAGACCCCGACAAAGGGTACTTCGGCAGGCAACTCTGGCTGCCGAAGGCACACATCAACACCCGGTCCGTGAAGCGCGGACTGGAGTTCCCTATCATGGATGATGCGGGGATCAGCTACTTGCAGCTGTGGCGGGATGCGGGGGAACACTTGGTGGTTCCTCGTGAGTTCCTATCCAGGGAGGAGTACCAACATCTCCCGTTCCCCATCGTCTCTGTTCAACCGGCATCCTTCCCTCGTGTGGCATTCGTCAGCCGCGTCGAGCTGGACAAGCAGAAGCCGGAGATGAACACACAGCGCGACGCTTTCGCCGCCATGCTGCATGCGAAAAGCGGCCTGCTCAACCTGGCCTGCGTTGCGGGCGACACGAAGATCAACTTCAACCGAGGCGGCAAGGGATTCTCGATGACCATCGAGAGTGCTCGCCGCCGCTTCTATGGAGCTGAGAAGCGGAGCAGCTACAACTGGAACCGGGATATCCCAACCCGTGTTCGATCGAACAAAGAGGGTGTGATAGGTCTCCATGAGATCGACGACATTCTCTGGAGAGGGAGACGCCTTACACGCACGTTGACGCTTGTCGACGGCAAGCGCCTGCGCCTGACCGATGACCACAAGGTGCTGACAGTGCGTGGCTGGGTCGAGCTCCGACACCTCAGCGTCGGCGACGAAGTCATCACAGACGGAAAGCGAGACGCCTCAGAACGAAAGCCGAAGCAGGTCTACAAACGTCTGAGCTGGTATCCAGCGCATCCTCATGTACGATCACAGAAGCGGAAAGGCCGTAAGGCGCTCTGCTATGCGATCGAGGAACACCGAGCGGTTGCTGAAGCTGCTCTGAATGGTTTGTCGCTCGAGCAGTTCAGAGAGCGATGCCGCTCAGGAGACGTGGCGGGTCTGCGGTTCATCGACCCCAGCCGGTACCACGTCCACCACATCGACGAGGACATCCAGAACAACGACCCGTCGAACCTTGAGGTGCTACCTCATTCTGGTCACCTCGACAAGCACCGTCCCGGTTCCAAAGCATTTGGTTATGGGATTCCGACGCCGGTGCGGGTCAAGGAGATCAAGGAGGGACGCTACGAAGATGTCTATGACATCGTCTGCAAAGACCCTTACCGCAACTTCGTGGCAAACGGGATAGTGATTCACAACTGCGGTAAGGGCAAGACAATCTTGGCGCTGCACTACGTCGCACACAAGCAGGTCCCCGCGCTGGTGATAGTCAACAACACGACGTTGATCAACCAGTGGCGCTCACGCATCGAGCAGTTCCTTGACGTACCCGGCGGGATTGGCGTTATCCAAGGCCCGCCGGAGAAGTGGGACTGGGAAGGCCGCGGCATTGTGCTGGCCATGATCCACACACTATCGCTGCGCGCCAGCGAAGTTCCGCCAGGGATGGACAGATACTTTGGCCTCGTCATCTACGACGAGGTCCACCACCTGTCCGCCCCGCTGTTCGTCCAGACCGCTCCAATGTTCTACGGAGAGCGGCAGGGACTTACCGCAACCACAGATAGGGAAGACGGCCTCGAGCCGATCTACCAATACCACGTTGGGGACGTCTACCACCGGGACCTTTCCCAGGAGATGAAGCCACGAATCTACTTTCAGCAATGTCCGGTCAGGCTAGACCCACATGACCCTGCTGTGGTGGAAGGTATCTACGACGCTCGAGGACGCATCAGCGTTCCCAAGCTCAGGACATATCTTGGGACTCTTCCCGAGTGCAACGAGTTCATAGCCGACAAGCTACGAAAGCCTCTTCTTGCGGGGCGCAAAATCCTGGCATTGAGCCACAGTGTTGATCAGCTACGAGCCCTCAACGAGATGTTCGAGGACTCAGGACTGTGCACTGGAAAGGAGAAGCCCGCCGCAAGAATCCAAACCCTTCGTGAGAAAAATCTTACCTTCGGAACCTTGCAGTTGGTGAAGGAGGCTCTGGACGAAGCGACGTTGGACACCCTCTTCTTCCTCACGCCGTTTGGTAGCGCCCATATCGATGACGGGGGCGCCAACACACTGCAGCAGGGGATGGGGCGCATACAACGCCATCTGGACGACAAGCGAACCCCCGTGGTCGTGATCATCGACCACATCTACATCCCGAAGTTCCACCGCATGTGCAGCCACCTCAAGCGGCTCATTCATAATTGGCCGGCCGATCAAGGTGGGCCACTCGACTACAAGATTCTCAGACCCTATACCGAGGAGGAAGTGAAGTGACCGAGAAGAAAGGAACCCTGATCGCCGTCTCTGACGGCGGAGCCAACAAGCTATTTGTTGGCTGGACAGAACAAGAGCAAGGCGAGGTCGAGCTTGCGATGAGAGGGGGTGACCCTATCGTGCTGAATGACGCACGCATCCTGCGGGAGATCACCGTACCGACGCAGGCCGGGCTCGCCATCACAATACAGGTCGTGCCGTATTCGGCCTGCCAAGGCGGCATCCGACTGACCATCAGCCCCAGCCACTTCTTCTGGCCGAACGAGGCCGACGCGCGGAAGATCCTTCAGCTCATCGAGGGGTGCGAAAGGGACGAGACCAAAGCGCGCGCCTCAGCAGCGGGCATCTCTACTCCTGACGGCATGCGGATCGGACCAGGCGGACGGATGTCGCAGTGAGTCTGGTCGATCTTCGCAAAGACTGGGTCGATTGCGAGCGGTGCGACCTGTGCACCGAGCGCTCGAGGGTGGTGTTCGGGGAGGGCAACCCTAACGCGGACGTCCTCATCATCGGGGAAGCCCCCGGTGAAGTAGAGGATGCCACCGGCTTGCCGTTCCAGGGTGACGCGGGAAGCGTGCTGGATGACTTCCTGACCACCACCGGTCTGAACCGGGAGGAGGACATATTCCTCACCAACACCGTGGGCTGCCGACCCACAATAGAGTCGCGGGATGATCGAACCGGGGATATGTTCCTCGAGAACCGTCAGCCCAACAAGAAGGAGCGCGAAGCCTGCTGGGAACGTCTGGCAGAAATCGTGTACCAAGTAGACC